CTCCATAATCGGACAGGGAGCGTTTGGGCACAATGGGAAAGTAAAGGAACTTCCTTAACAGCAAAGACATACACAACTCCTTACTTTATCAAAGCAAGAGAAGTTGAAATATGGGATGATAAAAGTTGTATTTACAACAATATCATATATCCAAAGACGGGCAGTAACCTGCCCTGTTTTGGTATGGACTTGATGGGATTTTTTCAAAAGAAAGTCATCATAGTTTTTGACTATCAACATCCAGTAGAGAATTATTTGTTCTCAGTTGAAGGACTACCAAAGAGCAAAGGAGACTATCGTTTTTTTGAACCAGGTAATCACTTCTCTGAAAATGTTTATATTGCTAAATGTACAATGGATGAGGTAGATGACCATCTCGAAATGTTTACCAAATACTTGACAAAATACAAGGAGATGGTAGAATTAGAGAAACCCACTGGTGAGGACACTAGTGTTTATAAAGACTTCGATGCTTATATGACTAAACTTGACCCAGTATCAGGATATCTGAAGGGTAAGTTTGGAGAAGAAAAAGCAGAGAGTCTAGTAAATGACTTTTTATTTTGCTATGATTAATGCTTGGAGTTTAGCGTGGGAGGCACTATACGGAGATATGGACAAAGAATATCCTATCATTGATACTAGTGTTGGAGCAGGTAATACTGCTTTTGAGGATGATGGTTTAGATTATGAAATTGATTTAATCAATGGTGCTTCTGCTGACTATATGGCAGAAATAGATGACCAATATTCTCATCATTTTACCACCTATGACGATGGAATGTCACTACAAGTAACAGAGGAAAAAATGTCAGCACACTATTTTAAATATCATGAGAAAGAAATTTTAAAAGATATTGAAGAATATGTATCAAGAACATATCAAGGACATTATACAGGTAAATCACACGAATACCGTAATGTCCAGACTTTAGATTTAATGGCAGCTAAAGAACTTGCATCAGGTTTTTGTCAGGCAAACATACTGAAATACGGAAGTAGGTATGGAAACAAAGACGGAAAGAACACAAAAGACTTGATGAAAGTCATACATTATGCTATGCTATTATTACATTTTGATGGGCACTACGGTAAACCATCTATGTCAACTGGAAACATTGACCAAATCGACCACAACATGCCTTAATTATGGAATTCATGAAATTATCAGACAGCACACTCACAGTTCTTAAGAACTTCGCAGGAATCAACAACTCAATACTTGTAAAGGAAGGAAGTCAACTTCGTACTATATCTGTTGCAAAAAATATATTAGCAGAAGCAGATATCCCAGAGGACTTTCCAAGAGACGTTGCAATATATGACCTTAATCAATTTCTAAATGGATTAAGTTTACATCAAGACCCTAACCTTGATTTTACAGAGGATGCATATATTTCTATTGAAGAAGGTAAAAGAAGAGTTAAGTATTTCTATGCAGACCCACAGGTAATTATTGCTCCACCAGATAAAGAGATTAATCTACCAACTCAAGAAGTATGCTTTCAATTAGAGAGTACATCATTAGAAAAACTTGTAAAGGCAGCTGCAGTTTATCAACTACCAGACTTATCTGTAATTGGTAAGAATGGAGATATTCATATGGTTGTTCGTGATAAGAAGAACGATACATCAAATGAGTATGCAGTTTATGTTGGAGAAACAGATCAGACATTTGAATTTAATTTTAAGGTAGAAAATATTAAAATTATACCTGGTGCTTATGATGTTATAATATCATCTAAATTACTTTCAGAGTTTACAAACAAACAATATAATCTTAAGTATTTTATAGCACTCGAACCAGATTCAACATTCGGTTAATGAAACTTACACAAGAACTAATTGATAAAATTCAAGAGGCAATGCTTCACACTAATCTAAAAGGTCAAATAAACTGGAAAGATGGTGATGATATTGAAGTACAAATTGCAGGTACCTTTGCAAAAGATAAATTTATTGTATTGAAAAATGCATCTAAGAATCCTTTTGAAAATGCTCAACCACACCCTCACTTTGATTATGAAAAGAAAGTCTTTACTAAAGATGGTAGAGAGGAACATATGAAGGAGTTAAAAAAAGATGAAACACGTACTGTTTGATCTAAAAGAATGTCCTCCTGATCTTTTAGATGATGAGGACTTTGTAAGATTATGTGCATGGACAGCTGCCAAGGAATCTAAATCAAAATTGATAAACATTTCATGTCATAAGTTCAAACCACAGGGAGTTACTGCACTCGCCATGCTCGCAGAAAGTCATCTAAGTATTCACACATGGCCAGAAAAAGGTGTTGCAAAATGTGACATTTTTACATGTGGTGATAAGTGTGATCCACATAAAGCAGTAGAATACTTAGGTAAAGCTTTTAAAGCAAAACAAATAGAATCTGATGCTTTTGATAGATTATTATGAAGGAATTTGATTATGACCTTGATTACAAAAAACTTGATTTTACAGACGAGGAAACTCGTAAACTTTATCGTATTGGAAGAGGAGAACAGGGAGTCCTTTTGGTTCGCCCTTATACTAACGATATATGTGCTCATTGGAGATTTGTAAATGAAACTATTGCTCGCAAATCTGCTGATAAAATCTACTCCATGTTTTGTGACTATAAGGAGCAACAGGACTTCATTGGAATGGATATGGCAAGGAAGTTTCTTGAAATGGGATTTACTCGCTCCCGTAGGTATGCAAATCATCCTAGTGGAAAGAAATACGCTAGAGATGGTTCCATATCACCGCAGTCGCCAACCGCACTACACTGTGAAAAGTCGCGTTCTGCAACTGTTTTCAAAAAAATGAGGGACAGAGCAGCATACGATGAAACTTATCAAAAACTACGCAAACAATGGAGATCTGAAGAATGATTTTACCAGGCACAACCGTTACAATTGATAGTCCAAACTCAATATATAATGGGTATGTTGGATTCGTTCAACGATGCACAAAGAAAACAGCATCAGTTCTGTTTGATAACTATTCTCCTTGGGAGAAACTTGTCACTTTTAGAATATCTGAATTAAGAGAAGGTGGCAACATCCCTAAATCAAAAAACTATTAATTATGATTTTTTTATCTTGTCCTCCAGTATACACATTACCTGGCACATGGACTAAGTGCAATGCACTAATACCACATTATAATGCTGATCCAGATGCAACATTTGGTATTTCTATATTAGTAATCTTAGTTTTACTATCTGGGTTTGGAATATACAGAGCATTCTTTAATAACAAAGGTTTAACAGACCAATGGGAAGAACATGATGACTAACCATGCACTTGAAATCATCTTCTGGACAGTGCTAACATTATATGTTATGACTAAAATAGGTGTATTTAAAAAATGAACCTTTGGCAGAATTATAAAAAGGTATTGTTCAATACTTTTGACTTGGAACCTGATGCTACTAGTATGGAGTGGGAAGGAAAACGTAACACAAGTCTAAAAGCAATAGAGTATCGTCATAAATATTTTTTGAAAGCACGTGAGGTAGAAATTTACAATGAAAAGTCTAGCATTTACAACAACATCCTCTATCCTAAGACTGGCTGTAATCTGCCCTGTTTTGGCATGGATCTTATGGGATTTGCTGAATATAAGGTAATCATAGTATTTGATTTTCAGCACCCTACAGAGAACTACATGTTCTCACATCCAGACCTACCAGTAGCAACAGAGGACTATAGATTCTTTGAGAAAGGTAATCACTTCTCAGAAAATATATTTGTGCGTAAATGTAAGATGGATGAGGTAGATCAATATGTAGGAGAGTTTGCACAATATCTTGATGCATACAGAAGAATGGTAGAAGCAGTACAACCAGATGGAGAAGATACCTCAGTTTATGCTGACTTTGACGCATATATGACAAGATTGGATCCTGTCGGTGGATACCTCAAGGGCATCTTTGGAGAGGAGAAAGCAGAACAGCTTGTCAAATCATTTTTATTCTGCTATAATAAATAGTAATGCTGCATTGCAGTAATATTCAAATACAAAAATACGAGGAATACACATGTCATTTAGTGCATTAAAGAAGTCTAACTTTCAAGACTTACTTTCTAAAGCAGAAAATCTCAATAAGTCAGAGACCAAAGCAGGTCCTGATGAGCGTCTCTGGAAACCAGAGGTGGACAAAGCAGGAAATGGTTACGCTGTAATCAGATTTCTTCCTGCACCCGATGGTGAAGACCTACCATGGGCACAAGTTTGGAGTCATGCCTTCCAAGGACCTGGCGGTTGGTATATCGAAAACTCCCTTACAACTTTAGGTAAGAAAGATCCTGTTTCTGATCTCAATAGAGAACTTTGGAACGCAGGAGCAGAGGGATCTCCACAAAGAGATCAAGCACGCAAACAAAAGCGTAAGTTAAACTATTACAGCAACATCTATGTTGTTAAAGATAGTGCAAATCCTTCTAACGAAGGCAGAGTATTCTTATACAGATATGGTAAGAAAATCTTTGACAAGATTATGGAATCAATGCAACCCGCATTTGAAGATGAGACACCAGTAAATCCATTTGACTTCTGGAAAGGTGCAGACTTTAAGTTAAAGATCACTAGAGTCGCAGGATTCTGGAACTATGACAAGTCTGAGTTTGCAGAAACATCTGTATTAGGTGGTTTCAACGATAAAGAGTTGGAAGCATTATGGAAAGAAGAACATAGTCTAGCATCATTCACTGCTGATGATCAGTTCAAGTCCTATGAAGATCTTAAGGTTAGACTTGAGAGTACTTTAAAAGGCAACTACTCAAAACCAGTTGAAGAGGAACAGTTTGAAGAGTTACAAACTCCTGACCCTGTTGCTTCTGCTCCTGCATCAGTAAATGAAGAAACGGATACGTTATCGTATTTTGCTCAACTAGCAAAAGACGACTAAAAAAATAAGACCCCTTCGGGGGTCTTTTTTATTACATTTGAATATCTGAACCTGACGTTGCAAACGTGGTTATTTTTCCTTTAGCTAATATTTTATTATATACGTCTACAAAGTCTTCTATGATATCAGGTTTGACAATTTGTATAGTCTGTTTCTTTGCATTTAAGTCAAACTCATACGCTGCATTGGTAACTGATGCAACTGGACTTGCAGTAACAGTAGTAGATCCGTTAAAATAAGCAACTTGGAAGTTAGATGGAACAACTTTACCCGCAGGGACAATAATATTTTCGTTAGCATCTTTTACTTCTGTAGTTA